GAGACATTGCAGACATCTTTGATGTTACCCGGTCCATTAACCATGAATAACACAACTAACATTAACCGATCACTTGCTTCGTACAACACAATGCCTGTTTCAACGATTGTCAATGTGCCCACGGAACGCTCCCCCCTGCTAATTGGCTGGGTGAAACCGTTACCCTGGTGGTTAAAACTCTTTGTCGGCGTCCGTAGGTCATCAACGGGCGAGCGACTTCCTCTCCCCAACACATCACGGAAGATGGCACGATCGGTCGTCGTGCTTGGCGCCGTTGCTGTGGCGGGTGCTGTTTTGGCGAGTTCAACTGTTAGGAATGGTGTTCGCGATGTCGTCTCGAAGGCTCTGTCACCAGAGTACGGACCGATGACACGTGAACAGTCAAAACGTGATTGGGAAAGTAGACATACAATCCCCTCACGTGCTGACAAAGAAGTGGATGGCGTGCATGATGATCCTTTCATGGAGGATGATGACCAACTCCTCTCTGCACTCATTTCTGAGGCACGCGCCAAGTTCCCACTTAATGCGACTCCTGTTGCTACCCGATCTTATGCTGCATCTTACGCGGTCACCATCAAGTATTTGCACAATGTGCTAGATTCGTGGAGTGACACTGCCAAAGATGCTCGCAGATCGATTGGACCGCTGTCGCGCGGCGCGAGCGCGGAAGAGCGATGGGAGTGGCATCGGCGCGTCGTTGACTTGTTTAACGAAGAGGTGCATGATGTACCGTTCAAGGTTGCGGACATGAGGAGAATTGAGCGTAGGCGGTTTGTGGAGAAAGCTGCTACATATTCCTTCATTCCCGACAGGGACATCATAGCTGCGCAACGTGTGCTACGCTCTAGACAGTCGCATGCCCGGAGAGTTCAATTAGCGCACGGTAGGCACTCGTACTGGTTCGACTGGCTCATAAACAGTCGGCCTTGCCGCTGGTGGAGGGGTGAACGGCAAGTTCACCACTTCACTGATGGTTAGGGGTGCCTGGTGTACCAACCTGGAGTTGAGACAGTTGTATCGGGTCTGTCCAGTCCTGCTCTCAAGGTGGTACACGTAGGCTTACACAAAACCCGAGTGAGTGAGCTGTTAGCCGCCTTCGGTGATGAGCGTAGATGGTTCGTGCCGAATAATAGCATACAAAATTTGTCCGAGGCAATTCTTCAGCGTGTTTTATTCCACAAAGAGGGTGAGTTGTTTGTCCCGCCAGCACCGCCACAGCCGAATGCGGTTGCTGAGCTATTGAAATTCCGTGAACTTGTGTTGGCCTTGGCGTCACCGACCTCCGTCTCGTCGTACGAGAGTTGTGTTGAGAAATACACCGGATGCAAACGCTTAAGATACCAGCGAGCGATGGAAAGTTTGGAAAAATACCCACTTAAGGAATCTGATGCGCATGTAGACGCCTTCGTAAAATTAGAAAAGATAAAACCTGGCGGGGTGCCACGTGTCGTCAGTCCACGGCGACCGAGGTACAATTTGGAGTTGATGAGGACCCTGAAAGAGCAGGAACACAAAATGTTCAGGGCCGTTGACCAGGTGTTTGGGGAGCCCACGATCCTCAAATCCTACAATGCGAAAGAACGAGCCGACATAATTGCCGAGAAATGGTCGAAGTACAAGGACCCCGTGGCCATTGGCTACGACGCAATACGTTTTGATCAACATGTCTCGAAGGAAATGTTGCAGTACGAGCATGAGTTCTATATTCAAAACGCTGTTAAACACAGACGTTCGTTCTTGCGAAAGATTTTGAGCTGGCAATTGAACAATAAGGTGTATGCTAAAGCCCTTGATGGCACCGCGCATTACATCACCATGGGTGGTAGAATGAGTGGTGACATGAACACCTCATTGGGCAATTGCCTTATATCTTGCGCAATGGCGTTCACGTACTTTGACAAGCGAGGACTCCGCGCGAGCTTGTGCAATGACGGCGATGATTGTCTCATGATTATGGAGTGGTCAACATATAAGAAGATGATAAGTGGAGGAGAGCAGCTTAGTGACTTTATGGGTCGCATGGGCTTCTTGGTCGAGATTGAGAAGCCGGTCAGAGAGTTGGAGCGGGCGGTGTTTTGCCAGACACAAGTGTGTCAGATCAATGGCAAACCATTAGCGGTCCGTGATCCAAAGAGAGTCCTGACACGCGACAGCCACTGCGTTAGGCCACGTCACTCGTCCGTTGGGCGAAGACGTTGGTTCCGCGGTGTGGGAGAAGCGGGCCTTGCAACGTATGGAGCTGTGCCGGTGCTTGGTGCATACTACGATGCAATGGTCCGTAATGCCGGTAAGGTCAAAGCCGCGCCGTTGCGTGACGATGAAGGAATGTTCTACTTGTCGTGTAGAATGCATGAAAAGCGGCTCAAGCCGGACGTGGAGGCACGGATTGGGTTTTGGGTCGCTTTTGGAGCATGCCCAGCCAGCCAACTGCTTATGGAAGATTATTTTGATAAGTTGGAGGTTGGGTTTGACACCGACGAGTCTGGAATCGTCTTTTTCGCTCCGACACTAAACTTAGTATCAACATAGTGGACACGGGGTGGGGGTTTTAGGTCCAAAACGGTGCTGTGGGAAGCTTAATAATTCCGTGCTAACCAAAATGCCGAGAGACTGCACGGCGCCACAGCGTTAGTGATCATTGTACATAATGCGCTGGAACCCCTGATGTACAGTCCGCAGGCATGTGGATCCCGTATATGCAAAAACGTGTAGGCAACACGAGACGTCCTAGAAGAGGCGTCTCACTAACTAACAAACAATTGAACACTTTAATGTCGAAGGTGGCGTTGAATGAGAAACCTAAGAAGAAGAAGAAGACGCCGTTTAAGGACGCTGGTTCTATACTCGGCCGTTCCGTTGGAAATTGGCTCGGTCATGGTGAGATTGGTTCCCACCTTGGTGCTTCGGCTGGGTCATTCCTCGGACGGATCCTTGGGAGTGGAGCTTACGCCCTCAAGAAGAATAGCTTATTTGGTCCTCAGGTCCCCGCGATGCATTCATCGAGTGAGACTGTGGTGTTTAGGCACCGCGAATACCTCGGTGATGTGTACGGAACCTCTGCATTTACAAACGCGCGCTTCTCCATTAATCCAGGTCTTGCGACTTCATTCCCCTATCTTTCGTCGATTGCTCGTAACTTCCAACAGTATCGTTTTAAGGGACTGGTTTACCAGTTCAAGAGCACTAGTGCCACCGCACTTGTGAGTGGGACGAACACCGCCATGGGTACCGTGATGATGGCAGTTCAGTATGAACCAAATGCTGCTGACTTTATTAACAAAGAGCAAATGCTGAACGAGATGTGGGCGTCGGACGCGCGCTGTTCAGAGCACGTGCTGATGCCCGTTGAGTGTGCTCCTGGGAAAACCGGTCAGGACCTGTACTATGTTAGGAGTGGGTCGACGACTGAAGACCTCAAGGATATTGATATGGGTATCCTCAACATTGCGACCTATGGTAGCCAGGCGACCAATAATATTGGCGAACTGTGGGTGACCTATGAAATTGAGCTCTGTAAGCCGATTGCCGCATCTATCGGGGGATCATTAAACCCGTATGCGTGGTATAAGAGAACGGCAGTAACAAATGGTGCAGCTCCCCTTGGTGGTAGCTACTCGTCAAGTTTCGACAACATTGGGTGCGGCGTTGGAAGCAATTTGATTGCTTTCCCAAGCGGACTCAGTGGTAAGTACATGATTGTAGTGAACTGGTACTCGGATGGAGCTGATGTTGCATGGGCGCCACCTGCCCTCACATACACTAACTGTTCTAATACTGGCCTTCAGGGTGGGAATTATTATGCCCCGGCCAATACCGCTAACACTAAAGCCGCAATATGGCAATTCGGAGTGCTAATTTCAGATCCTAATTTAAAAGCGTCTATTACCGTTGGCTTGGCTGGTACTTTACCGACCAACGGCAACACAACATGTATCGTCAACATTGTGCCTGTGGCATACGCCACGACTTAATGATGTTCGCTCGTTACGGCGGGATAATGCTGGCCAATTGGCACTTTGTGCACCGCCACCATAAGGAAGTAGAAGAGGAGATGGTCATGTTACCAGTTTGCGATTTTTATGCCATTTTGCTTTTATCGTTTGTTTTTCTGGTTATTTCTTTGTTCTTCCTTTTATATAAAATAACACAACTCCTGACCACAGTTGTGCCCAAAACTTACAAAAACATTAGTAAAAAGAAAATTATAAAAACATCACCTGTGTTTAATCCAGGCTTGACCACATGTTGGTAGCCGGGTGAGCACAACCCTCGGGTTGGGGCCATAAGCTCACTTGGACGGTTCGGTTGCGCCGAATACCTTGATGTAGGAAACTACGATTTATCGGG